ATATCTGTATGCCTTTTTGTTATTAAAATAATTAATAATCTTTCCATCATCCTGAATTGCGCCACTGTTGGTTCCACCAAAGTGACCACCTCTATTACCATTCCCTAATGGTTGTTGTGGACTATCAATATAATCCCATGTAGAACCATCATTAGAACCTTGAAGCACATAATATCCAAAATTGTTTGCATGAGGAACATTGATAACTCTATTAATTCTGTATTGTTCTGTTAAATCAATTTGAAAAACTGAATCTGCCCCATTTGTCCACGGCGAATAGTGCCATCCGAAGCCTGATGTATCTTGCCAGTCTAGAATTTCTGCAACATTACCAGAATCACGAACACCATTGTTAATAAGATTTTGTGAACCAGCATCATTATTGTTTACATCTTGAACATCGCTATTATTCGTGAACAAATGTGGAGTGTGTTTAACTACAATATTAAAACTACGAGAGACAGTGTTTGATCCGTCTGATACTTCAATATCAAATTGATTTGTTGTTCCAGAATATGTGGATACTTCATCTGGAACTCCACTAATTACTCCAGTAGAACTATCAATTGACATTCCAGCAAGACTATCACCAGATTCTAGAGAATAAGTTAGTGTTGCACCTTCATCATCAGTCGCTGCGATTGTAGCAATTGAACTGTATGTATTTTCACCAGTTGTATCCCAATTGTCGAGAATTGTTGCAACAGTTCCGCCGGCAGTAGTAAAGGCAGGACTTGCATTGACAGCAAGACAATCATCTAGAACACCCGCCAAACCAGAAGAAGCAACTACTTTAATATCATAATCTTCTACTGCATCATTAAAGGTTGTGCCATCAAACACGGCCGTGATTTGATTTCCACTATCTACTGTAGTAGTTGTCGCAGTAATTTCAGAACCATCAGTTCCTACTGCTCTTGCGATAGCTCCAGTTGCAAAACTACTACCTGTAATAACAATTGATGCCGAAGAATCTGTATCAGCAATAGAGGTTGGTGAAATTGAATTTACAGTTGGAGGAGAATCTATCGGCCGCCATTGTGACCCATCATAATACTCCATCAGAGAAGTTGTGGAGTTGAATCGAATATCACCACTTTGAGAATTTGCTCTTTGTGCAGTTGTGCCGTTAGGCATACGAGCAGCTTCTGTTCCACCAATTTCTGTATTAGTAAAGAGGTTGTTGGTTGCTCTTTCTATAACTTTTCTAATTGCCATTGTTCGTTATTCCTTGAATACTTTTCCTATATTTATGCATCTTCACCAGTTACAGGGTCATAAGTTTTCGCATCTTCATAGAATGAAGTAGTCTCATTAAATCCAAAGTCTCCATCATCTGTATCCCAATCAGCAGGGGAAACATCTGCTGGAGCAGGTTCAACCGTGTATCTCTGTTCTCTCTTAGGTGCGTTAACTGGCAAGTCGCTATACTGGTCGACTTGAACAGAACGAATAATATTTTGTGAAGTGACAGGCCCATAGAGGAAATACTTTGCAGTGAAACTTAGAGTGTAGATAATTGCTCTACGACTTGCAAAGTCACCTTCATAGTTGTCTTCATAACTAATGCTGTTTAATGTTACAGGAACATCTCTAATAATTTCTAGTTCTGGAACTTCTCTTAATGTAATATTGTATTCTGGTTGAAAGTATGGTAGAATTTGCTCTAGAATCTGCAATGCATCATCAGAGTTCTTTGCCATAATAAACAACTCAAAGTTTACGTTATAAGGAACAGGCATGAATCCAGATTTCAACTGTTCATTATCTGTTCCGTCAACAACCTTCTTTACCTTAACAACCTTGTTAAGTTTACGAGAAGAGTCATAAGACAATCCACTAATCTCAAAACCAATACGAGGCAACGTCACCGCTACCTTCTTGTTTAGGTTTGGATCTTCAGTGAGTCTTGCCAACCACTTTTGTTTTGGGCCGTATGCAAGAGGCACTTTCATTGTCTGTGTTACATTACCAGAACTGTCCTTCTTTGCCAACTGAATGTTGTTAAAGATAGTTCCAAATGCTACAACAATGTTTCTTGTTGATTCGTTGTAAAAGTAATTTCCAATCATAATTATTTCATCCCAGCGTCACCGAATGGGTTGCTCTCAGTGAAGTCCAATATATTGTCATCTTCAAACTCAAAGGTATCATTCTGTGCGTTTTCATCTATAGTTCCAATAACATAAGATTCCAGTATTATATAGGACGCATCTGCACCCTCTACTGAATTTTCTAGTGCCATTGCACCACCATGTGTTTCTGTTTCCGTAGTTAAGTAGTAACCATCTTTCGATGGGAAACTTGAAGAATATAGTTCTTGCAAGAATACACCAGAACCATCTTCCAAAGAAATTTGTTCTGTGAAAGAACCCCCCTGTTCCAATGTCATCTGATGTGACAATTGATCCAAAGAGTTGTCTGCCTCGATTGCATCAAGTTCTGCAATACCAGTATCAATTGCTTCTGAACTGTATTCAAAAGTTTTACACTTGAGTTTATATGTTGGTAGATTGTGAACTTGATAGAAAGGATCATCCTTATCTACAAAAGTAATCTCAAAGAGTTTATTACCCTTTGGCCAAAATACCAAATCACCCTCATTTGGGCGACTAGAAACAACCAAGTTATTATCAACAGAAACAAACTGTTCCCATCTACGTCTTGCAACTGTAAAGGTTGCATCGTCTTGGATATCTAAACCAAACTTAGACATGAGTTCTTTTTCGCCCTCATATCCATCAATGGTATCCAAATACATTTCAATCAGATATGCATCTTCAAAAGATGAACCGATATCCTCACCGAAAACATTGTCTCTACCTACTAGTTTACGAGGGATATAGTAAACATCTTGTCCATAGATACGCAACTGCTCTATGATTAAATCTTCATAGAGGTTTTGTTCTGGACGTGTTCCTGTATCAAAGTAAACATTAGTCGGCATATCTTACCCAATCATATGCATAGGAGGTAACTCATATGCAAGTTGAATTTGTTCTTCTAGTTTGTCAAGTTGTTCTTGAGCTTGAGTATATAGTTGTTCACCATTTAGTGCAACGCCACCCAACATCTGAACACCTTGGAATTTAATTAGGTTTGCACCCCATTGACGTTTAATCAATTGGGTTGCATATTTCTTTAGGAAGATATCATCCCACACATCTGAATATGTGGCAGGGTCAAGTTTACGATAACATTCAATAATCAACCAATCATTTTCTACATAGTCTGTCTGAAAGTCTGCGTCCAAGTAAAGTCTATTTTGGTGTTGGTTATGTCTAATTGGAGTTTCTCCAACAAGAACATGATCCAAGAAATCCAAATGTTGCATTGTCATTTGATAGTGAATGACTGAAGTAGAACTGAAGTCATACAAGTCATTCAGTCTCAACTGATAGCGCACATCAAACATATTGAGTGCTGCCTTGTCAGTAAGAGGGAAAACTTTTGTTACAGACATAACTGAAGTTGGAACAGGAATATAGTTTTTCTGTTGATACCAAGTTGCAGTTGTAGAACCGTCAACGTCTGTTGCAGTTTCTCCATCATCATTACTTCTTGCACGAGTAATATCATCGGCAGTCAATCTATATTTTAGATAAACTCTTTCGATACCATCATAGTGATATTGTGCAAAATACTGTAGAGCCTCATCAATCCTATCCTCTACTTGGTCTGGATCAACGTTAATCTCAATCACTGGTTTACCCAATGATCTTAAACAATATTCTTTAAAGTCTGCTCTACTTGAAGGAGTTGCCATATCTTTATCCTAGTGCGATTGCAAAGGTGATACCATTGTTCACCGCTTTCGTTGTCACCTCACTTGAGGAGTCAACATCTAAATTTGTTCTTGCTGTTGCCACATCGTTTACATCACTTAAATCATTAGCAACTGCAAGTGCTTCTGCTTTTGAATATACATCTAAATTGGTTCTTGCATCTGCGGCTGTGACAGCACCTGTTCCACCATCACTGATAGGAATAAAATCTGCTGCCGTAAATTCAGCGAGACCAGTTACATCAGAACCAGTGAATGTTGCCTTAATTGGTGTCTTTGCTGCCATCTGTTATCTCTTAACTCATCACCAGTGTTGTCACTGATGTTCCGTCTTCTTTAGTAAAGGGAATATACAAACTTGCAACTGCTTGTGCTAAAGTTCCTGCCTCTGCTTGCAGATTCAAACTTGTAGAAGTCCCATCTTCTTTTACAAAAGGAATTCCAGTAGGAGTTCCAATTGTGATTGTATCAGTTGATGCATCCGTTGTTATACTATTTAGTCCTGCCGCAACAAGGGTTAGTGTATCAGTGGAACTATCTGCAACTACATCACTCTGTCCATTTACACTAATAGTTTTAAATGCATCGCCACCACCACCACTTACTGCTACAGTTGGAGTTGAAGCATAAATCATAAAAGTAAATGGGGAGAAAGAACTTGGTGATCTACTTCCCGAACTATCGTAAAATTCTGCTCTAAATCCAGTTGTTGTTTTATTTGTAATACCGACATAATAATCATCAAAGGTTTCACTGTCTGTAACAACAATATAGTTTGCATCTGATTGTGCAGTAGTAAATGTAAAATCGAGTGTTGAGTTAGAACTATTCCAGTTTCCCCAACCAATTCCAGTTCCAGAACCATTACTTGTTGTATTAACAAACGCAAATGCTACTGGAGCAATTACATTTGTAGAACCACTTCCACCACCAGACTGTGCTACCCAAGCATAATCACTTCCGT